AGTGTCCCCGGAAAAGAGAGCGGCCTTGCATAGCATTGGTGTGGCCCCGCGCAGCGCCAACTGCCGAGGCCGTGACCGAATCCACCGTGAATGGACCCGATGGCTGAAGCCTATCCGGCAGGCTCTGTCATGCCGACGCTCCAAGATGCATGGGGCATGTTCCTGTCAGAGCGCAGCATCTCGCTTTCGCCCACCAGTCTCTGTACTGACTACGCGCAAGCTACCAAGTGGCTCAACCGCTGCCCAGTAAAGGACATCGAGCAGGGTCGACAGGTACTGATCTGGATGCTCCAACAGCAGCCAGCCAAGTCAGCTTGGCGCGTATGTACGTTTGTCCGCAGCTTTTACAAGTGGGCGTCATCCGAGGACATCGGCCTGTTGGGACGAAACCCCGTGGCCAACTTCAAGCTGCCGAAGCCACCGCAGCAGGACAAGGATATTGTCGTGATCCCCAAGAGCGAGATCAACCTGATTCTGATTGCGCTAAAAGCAAAAAGCCATCACCGTGGCACTGATTGGTCCCTGTACGCAGAGTTCATGCTGCAAACAGGAATGCGTACCGGAGAGGTCAGAGCTTTGAAATGGTCTGACATTGAAGAAAACCGAGTCCACGTGCACAGCAATTACACACTGACGCACGGCCATAAAAACAGCACAAAGACCAATAAACGCCGATGGGTGCCGCTGAACGCCAGAGCTTTTGAGATCCTGAACGAGCTGGATCGGTCAAGCGACTATGTGTTTCCTTGGAACAGGTACGCTTTTCAGTCTTTCTTCAGGGACAAGGTTGATCAGTTGCACGCGGCCGGACTCGTGAAACATCGCTATCGCCCTTACGACTTGCGCCATGTTGCGATCAGTCGCTGGTTGGAGAGTGGGATCCCAGTTGCGCAGGCCTCCAACTGGGCGGGCAATACCAACGAGGTGGTCTGGCGCCACTATGCCAACAACACCCAAGAGTACGAGATCCCAGTTCTTTGATCCCGTACTCCCGGGCCCCTACACCAAAATCCCCGGCTTTTGATGCTTAGCCTCTGGGCATGGACTACACCAACGGACTCGGCGGCATCTACGTGGTTGATCCCCAGACCGGGGAGGCTAATCGCGTGGCGTCTGATGCTGGCGCTCCCGAGCAGGAACCCAAACCAGAGGCGCCTGCGAAGGCAAAGGCGTCGCGCAGCTCCACCACTGAGGCCCTGAACGATGCCCCTTCGCTCTAAACAGCGCCTGGTCTTGGTTAAGACCGAAGGCAGCTCCTACGGCGTCAACAGCTCGCCAACTGGCAGCAACGCGCTGTTCATCAACGATGATCTTGAGCTGAGCCAGCCCGCTGGCGGCGGCGTAACGCAACGACGGATCCTGCGTCCGTACCGTGGTGCTTACGAAAACCTTGTCGTCAACAGCCAGGTCGGCATCACGTTCAGCGTTGAGCTTGCCGGTAGCGGCACTGCTGGTACTGCGCCTGCCTATGCCGATCTGCTCCGCGCCTGCGGCATGGCGCAGACCATTACCGGCTCTGCGCTGACCGGCACTGCGCAGGCTGGCGCCGCCGGAAGCATCACCCTTGCCGCCGCTGGCACGTCAGCCATCAATGGCTTCTACGTTGGTCAGCTGATCTCAATTACGAGTGGCACTGGCTCGGGCGGCGCTGGAATCATCACCGCTTACAACGGCACCAGCAAGGTCGCGACTGTTCAGCGAACCACTGCGACGTTTACCCCTGGCGCCAGCAGCGGTTACAGCATTGGCGGCAATGTGTCGTTCAAGCCGATTTCGATCGTCGACGGTGTTGCCGATACGTCTTGCACCATCGTCTACAACGTAGACGGCGTGCAGCACGTGCTACTGGGCTGCCGTGGTACTGCATCGCTGAGCATGACGCTCGGCGAGATTCCCAGCTTGTCGTTCACAATGACAGGCATCTACTCGACTCCGACCGATACGGCCCAGTCCACTTACACGCTGGCCTACGCTAATCAGGCAACTCCAGTGGTGTTCAAGTCTGATGTCGTTAGCGGTTTCAGCTTCTTCGGTGTATCCACCTGTCTGCAGAGCGTTTCGCTTGATGTTGGCAACGAGGTTGTTTACCGTGAGCTGATCGGCTGCGGCAAACGCGTTGACATCATCGACGGTCAGACCAGCGGGACCGTGATGATGGAAGCCACCACGATGGCTACTTGGAACCCGTTTGAGGCTTCGCTGTCGGATACCTCCACTGGCGTGCTTTCGCTTGTGCAGGGTGGCACTGCTGGTAATCGCGTTGGGCTTGTGGTGCCCCGCGTTGACCTTGGCCAGCCGACCTACTCGCGCGATCAGGGTACGGAGATGATCAACGTGCCGATCACTGCCATCCCTAGCGCAGCCGGAAACGACGACTTCTTCCTTGTGTTTAGCTGATGGCTGATTCTATCCGCGAGAGGATTCTTGCGGAGATCGTAACGCGCCTTGGAAGCACTACTGGTGTTTCTGGGCGCGTTTTTCGTTCTCGCTTGGAAGCCGTGCAGCGCAATGAAATGCCTGCGATCATTGTGCTGCCCGAAGGTGATTCGCCTGAGCAGCGCACGTCGTCGTGCAAGGTTGATAAAAAGCTCACTGTTGGCGTGATGGTACTGGTTCACGCCGATGTTCCCGATCAGGCAGCGGATCCAATTCTGCAAGATGCGCACAAGCGAATCATGCCAACAACGGGCGGTCAGATTGACTTCACGCTTGGCGGCCTGGCGATCGACATTGGGGAGGCTGGCACTGACTTCAGGCTGGCTGCTACCGATGGCGTAGTAGTGCAGTCTTATTTGATTTGGTATCGTACTGCAATCGCTGACATCGCCGCTGCCTAACCTGTAGGGCATTACGTTGCACTCTGCAATGGGATTTACGAAGCGTGCTGCTGGCACCGGAACCTATAAGTGGCCCGCCAAGATCAAGACTCCGCTTGATGGCGGCCACTATCAGGTTGAAGAGATGCTGCTGGAGTTCAAGCGACAAGAGGCCGGCAAGACCAGCAGCTACAAGAGCGATGCTGACTTCCTGCGTGCTGCTGTTGTTGGTTGGGAAAATTACGCCGACGAAAACGGCAAGCCTATTCCGTTCTCTCTGAAAGAGCTGGACGAGCTGCTCAAGGATGAGTTCTTTGTCATTGGTGCATCGCAGGCATTTACTGACTCGCTGCTGGGTGCGCGCGAAAAAAACTGATTGAGGTGGCCGAGGCGCTGTACTCGGACTCGGGTTCAGGTGAATCTGCGGAGGATGACGCTAAGGCTCTTGGGGTCATCCTCCCGCCTCGCGATGACGAGCCACCGCAGGATATTGAGGTGTGGGAAGAAAACTGGGAAGCGTTCAACATGGCGCTGCTGATGTTGAACGAATGGAACTATGCGGGCATGAGTGGTGCGCCGATTGGCTATAACAAGCAGACAATGCAGTGGTACTTTGAGCTGACGGGCGTAAAGGAGCCTGAGCGGCTGCTGGCCGAGATGCGCGCAATCGAGCGCGTCGCGCTGGGGATTCTATGCAAGCGAATGTCTAAATAGACTGTCAGGTAGTCCCTTGCGACACAGTGACCGACAAGCGGACGATCAAGTTTGAGCTTCAGGTTGAAGCTGACACAAAGGGCGTTGATCGGTTTGACAAGTCTCTTCGTGATCTAGAGAAGTCTGCGCCGATTGCTGATAGGGAGCTACGCAAGGTTCGACAGGGAATCCTTGAGTTCTCTGAGGCCACTGGCTCCTCTATTCGCTCGCTTCAGGCACAAGAAGCAGCCCTGAAGTCCCTCCAAAACGAGAGTCGCGCAGGCGGCCCGCTCTGGAGGCAACTTGGCAAGGACATCGCGAGAATTAGCGAGAAGGTTGGCCAACTTACTGGGGCCATTCGTACTGCTGAGCAGGCGCAGAAAGCTCTCAGCTCGGCTCTCAATGCACCACTTGGCAACACGTTCGGCAAGCTAGCAGAGCAGACAGGCGCACTGAAGCGCGAAATCCAGCAACTGAAGTTCAGGTCTGACGAGTACCTGACAACGCTGACGCGGATCAAGGAAGTTGAGACGTTTGGCTCATTCCAGCAAGGTCGGCTCAACACAATCGCGGCCAACCAGGCATTCATGGGTGCCACGTTGTCCCGTGGCTATGGCGCATCCGCGAACCTACCCAGCTTGCCTGACACATTAGCTGGTGACGCACAACGCGTTAGTGAGCTAACCGAACGGATCAGGAACCTTGATCGTGGCAGTGAGCTATATCTGCAGACGGTTAAGGAGCTGGCGACTGCCCAGGCGCAGGCCGCTGCTTCACAGGCGCAGTTGAATCGAGCCGTTGACGGTGGTGCTGCGTCGTACGAGCGGTTAAATGCAACGCAATCGCGCCGTGACGCAAAACTGGGTGCAATCGGCCAATACTACGCTTCTGGCGACATAGCCACCCGCCGCAACGATGGCTTTGGCGATCGACCGCAGGTGCAGGTAGGCGCTGGCGGAGCAATGATTGCGCCGCCCTATCGAAGCGGCAACTACAGCGGGATTGGCGACGCAGGGCTCGGGCAGTTTGGCCCTGAATCGCCTGACGACTTCCGCCGTCGTGTTGAGCCGCGCGTGCAGGCGATGGAGGCTGCACAGGAAGCGATCAATCAAGTAACGCGTGATGCAGGCCGTCGTGAAGTAGAAGTCTATGCCGCAACAGAGCGATTTAAGCAAGAACGCATTGATGCTATTGCTGCTAATAGTCTGCGGCAAGAGAAGCAGCGATTTGATCGAGAGATTGCAGACTTCGACAGAAGACTGGAAGGCCGAGTAAGCCGCCGTGCTGACCGGAATCGCCGCCTGCGCGAAGCCGGCCAAACCGCAACCGCAGTAGGCGTTGCCGGCTACTTCGGCGGCCCTGAAGCCGTTGCCGGTGCTGCCGCTGGTGCGATCTTCGGCCCCGGTGGTGCGCAGATCGGCACCACGGCCGGCTTGGCTGTTGGCGGCATCAGGGCGCAGGTTGGTCGATTCTCAGATCAGGCCGCACAGCTCAACAAGCTGCAGCAGTCGCTGCGGTCCATTGCAGGCAGTGAG